ATCCTTATCTCTTATCTGCTCAACAGTTAAGTCACAATTATCTGCTGGTATGACAATTGCAACCGTTCCATCATCTTGTGTATAAATAATCCGCTTATCAGAATTAGCCATGAGTTTTATTGATATTATATATTATTATATTTTATGCACTAAAAACTACCACATATAAATTATCCCTATCTAGTAATCCCTCATCAGCACCTTCAACTTGAACTTCAAAACCAGTTGTTTGTACATCTCTAATTTCACAAAGTGAATTAGCATTGCTACTTGTATTGTTGTGTCCTGAAGTAGCTAATGCAACATAATTATTATTAGCGAAAGCAGTTGCAAAGGCTATGCCGTGCCTACCTGTTGCTAAATCTGTAACGCTAGAAATATTAAAGTTAGAATTAGATGCTATGGTTTTTGGATCACTACTTGTTTGTATCTTTGCAAAAGCTTTTGCTCTACCTTGTGCTAACTGTGCTGGTGTAGAAGGATTATTTCCACTCGCATCCTTAATCGTAGTCAACTTACTATCACCACTAACAGTAAGAGCAGTGAGCGTACCAACAGAGGTAAGACTTGAAGCTGTAACTCCAGAAGCTAAAGTACTACCTGTAAGAGCAGACGCAGCACTTGAAATTGCACTGAAAGATAAATTACCACTGGCATCTGTTTTTAAAAACCCACCATCAACAATACTTCCAGGTAATGTTAATGTAAGACTGCTAGAAAGTCCGTTAGGTGATTTAATACCAACAGTATTACTATTGTTACTCTGTATCTTTAATGTTCCCTGTTCCGATAAAGTTAATCCTGTAGAATTAACAAACATTACTTGAGCACCTAAAACTGAAAAACCAATTTGATTGGCAGCACTTCTAAATATTCCTAAATTTTCATTTGTAGCAAAAGAAATTGCAGGAGAAGATGAAGAAGAAGAATCATCAGCTAAAAATTGACCTGTCATAGGAGCATTTGTACCCCCAGATCTAGGTAATAAACCAAAATTTGTTTGATCTATGTTACCTATAACAGTAAAACCATCATTATTGCTATTTCTTATTTTTAAATCATTAGTTTGAGTATTTAAAAAAGTCATACCCTTGACACATTTTTGAGGTGTCATTGTTGAATCGTTTGCCTCTGCACTTTGACCTTGTAAGGCTTTAAAACAAGCTTCTATATCTAACCTGACAGTTTGACCCGAAGCATTATCAATATTAAAATTACTAACAGAAAGACCACTCATAATAAGATATTATTTATTTTATATTAACTCTTTTTGCCCACACCAACAGCAGTATAAGTAAATTTTCTATTTATATTATTCCCACTTGAGTTCTTGAAATGTACGACAAAACCTGTTGAAGTTATATTACTTAACTCGTGATAATCACCTGGAGCCATAACAAAACCTGTGTCACTTACAGCATTTATAGTTACAGATGGTTTGGGTATATTTGTAACAAGATTTGTTCCAGTAAAAAAAGGTGTTGTAAATGTTACTGTCTTTGCTCCTAAACCTGATTCTATAACAGTAGAAGAAATTTCATCCCTGACAAGCATTGTGCTCTTATATCCAACCTGTGAAAGATTTATATTTTGTGCTGAATCCTGACTAGATAAAAGCACTCTAAATCTAAAACCTCTGCCTGTAACTTTATCTAATACAAAATCATTATACTGACTGAATTTATTTGATAAAAATCCATTAGCAGCATTAGTAGTCTGATTAACAATATGTCCAGATAAAACAATAAAATTATTAGCGTCTACAACGCTCTCAACAGTGAAATCACGATCCATATTACTAAGATTTACTGCTGGACCTTCAAAAGGTGAAAAGAAGATTAAATCACCAACAGCAAGACCATGATTTGTTTTTTGTATTATTAAATTAGCTCCTTGCAAGATATACAAAACACCAGACATTGTTGATGGATTACTATCTGTTACTGCAACTTGCATTTTTGCATTAACATCACCTGCAATATTTCCGTCAAAGTCAGTCCAGGTGTCTATGTTATCGGTTCTATTATCAAATAAATCACCCGAATAAAACCCACTGGTCTTTAATAATCTTTCTAATTTTAAAGTATAAATATCGTCTAGATCTAAAGTTGTTTGGAAAAAATAAATACCATCTTTATTAACAGTAGGATCAGTTAGCTTTAAAACATTTGATGAAACAGTTGAATTAATTTTTACACCGTTAAAAGGTGTTGGATCGTTATGTTCAAAGTCTTGTCTTATTAGAATAGAATCATTAGTTTTTATTGTTTTTTCAAAAGCCACCTTACTTGCCTGTGGGCTGAATCTATTACCATCGTCTTGAAACTTTAATATATATGTTCCAGTAATAGCTGGGACTATCACTTCAGACGCATTTCCAGGTACAGCTTCTATAACATCCTGTGCATTTTCAAAATTAGCCGAATTAATAGATTCATCAGAATGTCTTACATATACTCGACCTCCATGAAGCACATCTAAAGATACTGACTGTTTAAACCTAATTCTAACTAAATCCTCATCTATGCCTGTCAGTACAATACCTGAAACATTTTCTGGTAAAGCAGATTTACCAACAATTGTTTCTGTTGTGATACTTGGAATAGCTGATAATCTTTGCACAGCATTATAAGTAAAAACTTGCACCTCATAAACACCAGGTTCCGCATCTAAAATTTCAAAATAACTAGTAAAGACAATCTGTGAAATAAAGTTATTATCATCAAGTTTGTAATTTAACAAGTAAGAAACTGCACCTGAGACAGGTTCCCAATTAAAAATTACTTTAACTCTGGCAACATTGTTAATAATGACGACTCTTTCACTAATAGATAAATTTGAAGGGGATTTCAGTAAAACATTTAATGTCGATATTGTTCTAATAGGTAATGCTTCATCCTCTTCGATAAAGGCATATTTACCTTCAACATAAGTTAGTGCAGTAATAACATAAGAAATACCATCCTGTTCCTCTACTTGTATAACTCTGAATAGTTGTGTGTTTAAATTTGTACTTGAAATTAAATATGGTGAGTTAGATAAAGGTGCTGTTGTAAATTCTGACTGTGTTTCTAGTTCCCCAAGACTATTTACTTTTGTAACTGCATCTGAAACATTTTTAAGATTTATCACTCCGTTATTAATACTACCTATTTTACCTACTTCAACTGTACCGTCCTCCAAGATAACGCTTAATTTTGGATCATGGTCTAAACTTGGATATGTATTTTGAGCAACTGCGTCTGTTGTAACAGAATTTTTTGTAGCAGAAACAACACGACCACCTGTTCTATTACCTGCCCTGACTGGATCGTTAATTTCAATCACCATTCCAGGTCTGACAACAACTCCTGAGTCTATTGAAGTAGTAAAAGTAACTGTTTCTGACTCATTTTGTTCTGCAAATAAAACTGCCTTGCCTAACCTTTTAGCCTGCCCTCTAGATGTACAGCCGAAAGCTTTTATTTGCTTTACAATCGTTCCGAATTTAGCGATAGCTGTTTGATCTTCAACTACTTCAAAGTCCACCTCAGTAGAGTCCATATTGAAATATGCCACAGACACTACTGAATGACGCTGTTTTAAACTACTGCCAGAATAAGAGAATCCACCTTCACCTACATTCGCTAAATTAAATAAATAACTAGCAGTTGTAGGTTTATCTTGACTAATTTTAATCTGCCCAGCAGACCATATTGGCATACACCTCATAACACCTGCTAACTCGTTTATTGCATCAAAGGCTTCTTTTGGACTTTGTATATTAACATTACAACTAAATCTTGCTTCCTGAGCTATACCAGTTTCATCTGAAACCAAAGTATTGGAAAACTTACTGGCAGAGAAAAAAGTAAACAAGTCTAAATTTTCATATATATCTTGGTCCGAGGGATTACTTGAATTAAAACTAGGGCATAAATGATTGCCCAAACCATACCTTCTGTTTGTCAATAGATCTAGTAATATCATTGCAGGGCATGAACACCACACAGCATTTTGCATTACCCCATTAAAGATATATCCTGATGGGTAAATTATTCTGCCTGTAATAGGATCAACAGTTGGAGTTCCTGAATCGTTTGCACCTGCACCTGGTATTCTTATTTTTATACCTCTAATCCGATATTTTCTTGTCGGAATACGACTAAATTGTTTACTATCTACACGAATAACAGCATAAGCACAATTAGGAAATGAAGAGTCTTGATCAACAACTTCCTGTAAAGACGTAAATTTAAAAGAATCTAGTACACCCTTATTCTGATCCCCATCTTTTGTAACTCTTATAACTCTTATAGATGCAGTATTTGTTGTTGATACACCTTCAAGTTTTATTCTGTGGTCTCTTTGATAAGCATCTGCTGATCTTCCTTTTACAATCGCTTCTCCTGCTGAACCTCCAATTTTATCAACAAAAGCACCGTTCCCATATTTTAACTGTATTTTATACTCAACAGTACTACCCACTATATCTCCATTACTCTTAGCTTTTTGTATCTGAGGCCAAGTTAAAGTTATAATTACAGCATCTACATCTGGAGTATTTATTACTCTAGTAACTGATCCTGTTTCACCCCCTGTTTCTGTACCATCTGCATTGGTAACATCTACATCAACCAATGTCGGAGATCTAGTTTCATTTGGGTTAGGTATTCCAGTTATACCTGTTTGATTTGCCTGTCCAAACTTTTGCTTAAAAATAACATCTTTATAATTAAAATCACTGTCTGATGGATTCGTGTTATCAGCATTAGAATCTAAAACTACTACATTATCAAGAAATACATCTTTTAAACTTGCATTAGTATAAGCAGTAGAACTTGTATCAGTAATATTTTCTTTTGAAGGGGTGGCAAAACCTTCTATCTCTCCTTCAGAAAGCAAATCAAAAACAGTTGCAAAAGTTCTGCTTTCTAAAGTATCAGGAGCACGATAAGGAGGGGGAGGAGGGGCAGGAGGGCCACCAGCACCTTTAATTAGTTTTGGATGTTTAGTCATACTTCAATTTGATTTACGTCAGTTGCAGCAGACACTACCACAGATCCAGTGACAATTTCGCCATACACAATGGGTATAGGCGTACCTGCTCTAGAAGTATTCTGCACGCCACTAAAACTAAAAGATAGTTGAGGATCTTCTTCTGATTTAAAATCTTCAGGTTTTGGCAAAGGAAATAACATATCACTTACACCCATTAAAGCAAGACCTATACCTAAATTTCCTGCTATAGCAGTTGTACCTCCTAAAAAACCAACTCCAGTAAAACTACTGCCAACAAAACTTGCTCCGCCTGATAATACTCCCACCCCGATTAAAGCAGCACCTAAAAGAAATTTTCTAACACCTCCTCCAGCACCACTTATAACTGGTATAAAATGTATATCTTCTTTTCCGACAGGATAATCAATTTCATTTTTATCAATATCATAATTACCTACCTTAACTTGATAATATTTAGGACTCATATAAGCTTCTAATTCTGGAAAATTATTAATTAAAAAACTTACAGCCTGACTTACACTATTTACTTTAACGTCAAATTCTTTGTGTTTTATAAATTGTGCTAACTCACCATATAATTTTATTTTACGAAGCATAACGATACCTCCCTCCAGTACATTTTAGTAACCATTCAGAATAAGACTCTCTACAACTAAGTCTATCTGTTAAATGATGTAATACTTCACCATCAAGAAATAAAGCAACGTGATTTAATCCATTTCCTTTTATTGACATAAACAATAAGTCACCATCCTGTAACTTTTCATGCTGTCTTAACTTTCTAAAACCAGTTCTCCATGCACATCTTTCAAACATGGGATCTTTCAAAAACTCTTCTGGTGTTGTAGGTCTTTCCCAATCTCTTAAGTTAATACCTTTTTCTTCTTTGTACCAATCTCTTACTAAAGACCAGCAATCAGTAATACCCCAAACCCACGGACGACCCAATAAAGGTGCTTTATATCCTGATGGTTCTAAATATCCCCATTTTTCAGTATTAGGATTAACAATATGCCACGGAAGTCCACTTTGTTCACAACTAATTTTATCTGCCTGACTTGCCACTGGAGGAGTGATAGGGTGACTATGAACTACAGCTATGATCTCACCTGTCTTATCTGCTTTAACATAATCTTCTGGATCTAAAATAAAACATTGATGAGCAGTCATGGCAAGATTATTACAAGGAAAATATCTTTCTTTTCCTTTGACATTTATTAATAATCCAACAGATTCTTTAGGATCTTGATCTTTTGCATGAAGTAATGCTTTTGTTTTCCAGTTCATTGAATAAATGTACCAATAGAAGGAAATAAAGATCTTGTGGCTTGTCTTCCTGGGACACGAACACCTGCAAGATCAGTTGGGGCTGCTAACTCAAACTCTACTATTTCTCTATTTTCGACAGATTTACGATCCACAAAATAAATCTCTTTTGGAAACTCTGCTGTATTATCAGGTGTACCTAGTGGATTTACATGATTACCATTAGAATCTTGAGGAAAATTTTCAGCATCTAAAAATTTTGCCAGAGTGCGTATTCTCGTTATTGTAGCTCCTGTTAAATCATTACCTGTTGTTATTTGATTAACACTAAGAAGTAATCCAGATATACTTAAATTATCAATAGAACTACCGACAGTATTTAAACCTCCATTGCTTATAACTATTTTAGGTCTAGGTATTTGACCTTTTTGAAAAGCAAAACCAGAAGCTTGGATCGGAAATCTTAAATAATCATTACTATCCCAACGAATTTTACCGCTTAAGTTTAAATTACTACCTGAGTGAAAACGATATATATCTACACTTTGTGCTGTCCATGTGACTGTATTATCTGATATCGTATTACCTGCTGAGGCAGTATTAAAAGCACTTGGTTGATTATCCCCACTTATACCTGCTGTTGTGCATTTAAAAACTATACCTGAATTTGTTGAACCCACAATTTCACCAACTGTATAATTTCTGTTGGCCTCCCAAGTCTGATAATGAAGTTTACTGTTTAAAGTTAATACAAACAATTCAATAATTGCGGAAGGATTAATTGACTGTAAATCTTTAAATATTTTAGTATTAACTGTTGTCATTAGGATGAAGGTTCAAACACCTCTCTAAATGTAGCCTGTATCGTAGCTCTGTTTACATATGGTATTGATTTGCTCCATGCTTCGCATACAAATTGAGAAGAACTTGCCTCTCCAGGTGGTGTAAAAGTAAAGCTGGCACTATCATTAGCTCTCGCATCTAAAAAGGTTTCTATAGTATCTGCTTGTGTTTCGGAAACATTAAAAGTAAGATTAAATATTTTTGGATTTTGATGTTCTGCCAGTCCAAATAATATTCTGTGTTCATAACCATCAGCAAAACGAACAGTACGTGTTAATGGTGCTGAATTTTTTCGCTGCCCATATATAGGCTTTATATTTACATCATTATCGAAATTAGGTGCTGTCATTATGCAAGTAAACCTCCAGGACGCTTTTGTTGTAATATTTCAGATTGTACCGCAACTGAGATAAGGCGACCAAGTTCTCTGCCTTGCTGCTCATCACCTTCAACAGACGATCCAGAAGCATCTACGTTTACAACTATATTTGTAGAACCACCCATTGCATTATTAGGAATAATAGTTCCTGCTCTATCAGGTACAAATAACTCTGGGCCACGTTCTCCAACTATTGAAGCTCTGCCTACTGGTGGCCTTCCACCATCTGCAAATCCTGAGAAATCAG